CTCGCCGAACATACCGAGCTGCATCATGTCGCGCAAACTTACTGGAATTGTTCTCATGTTATCCTGTTCCTTTCTTTTTCGTTAATGGTTCTCTTACTCCACGACACGGATGTTCATGCCGTTCTTCTGCGTCATAGCCTTCACGGCAGCTGCAATCGTGGCAGCGTCGGCGAGGCTGTCGCCAAGCATGTAGTCGTAGATTTCACCCTTCACAATCACGTTTGCCGTGGCAAATGTATCGGCACTCTGCACGGGGACATCCTCCTGCAGGAAGCCGATGATACCCAGAGAGTCAAGACCGCCTTCGGCGGCAGCACCCGTCTTCATCTGTGCCCAGGTGAGCACCTTCACGTCCTTCTCGTCGGCACCGCTGGTCGTGTCTTTCACGATGGCCATGCCGCTACGGATGAGTCCTGCCGTCACGAAGTCAGATACGTTCTTGATGCGGAAGCCGCCGGGAAGCTGCTCCTCAATCCGACGCCACACCTTGCGGGCATGCCCTGCACTAAACGACTGCGTGTCGAAGGTGTTGCCAGTCTGAAAAACTTGATTCTTCATCTTTCTTCGTCCTTTTTTGTTAAACAATCTTTTTACCTTAATGGCTTTTCTGCGTAGGCAGCGGATTCGCCGATGCAGGAATAGGGGTCAGTCCTTCTTGCCCCAGCCTTCCTTAGCAGCCTTCTTCCTGAACATGTCGTCAAGCTGACTCTTGCCCTTGCCGCCGTAGAAACTGCCCTTGTGCGGATTTCCCGTGCTCTTCTTGTCAAGACCTGCTTCTTTCAGGTTCTTGTAGTACTCACGCTCCATCTGCTTGATGAGGTCGTCCTCGTCCACCTTGCCGTCCTCGCTCTCTGGTACTTCCATATCGCGAAGCGTCTGCTTCAGGATGTACTGGTTGACTTCGATGTCGGCCCCCTTGAACTTGGCCTCCAGACCCTTCTTCACCGAGGCTACCGTCGCGTCCTTCGCTGCCTTCACCTCTTTCTGCTTCTGGGCTTCCTCCATCGCTTCCACACGCTTCAGCAACTTTGCAAAGGCATCGTCGCCGTCTTCACCTTCTCCCTTTCCGCCGTCCTTCGGCTTAGGGTCTGGCTTGGGTGCGGGCTTCGGGTGAGCATTCTTGTACGCGGTCACTTCTTTTGACACGTTACTGTGGAGGTTCCCGTCCATACGCAGAAGACGCTTGGCAAGGCGGCCTACAACCTTCTTGTTGGCTTCTTCGTCGTCGCCGATGTCCTCCAACGCTTCATCTAACTCACCGTTGATGGTTTCTTCACTGAGAGTGGACGACAGTTGCTTCCCGTCGGCTTCAAGGCTCTCATTCACTTGCTGTAAGAGTTCTTCTCTTTCCATGCTTTTTGTTCTTTATTTGTTATCCTGTTAACGTTTGTAGCGACCAAGTCGCAACTAAAATTGTATATTTTCTGCAAAAATATGAATAAATATTTGTTTTTGCAAGAAAAAATGAATATTTTTGCAAAGAATTTGCAAATTCATTGAAAATGAAGGTGTTTTCAGGGCTTAAAACGGAAAAATTAGGACAAATCTACACGCAAGAGTACGTTCAGGCCCTCCGGGAGAAACGGGATGAAAGAAAAATCATCGCGCAACTCGGAGGACAGGAGAATGCGCTCTCATGCCCTGCGCAGTTTCTCATCTTTGGAGGAAAGAGGGGCGGCTCCAAGTCGTACTCCCTTCTCATGGAAGCACTGAAGGACATCGACAACCCGAACTTCCGCGCACTCATCCTGCGTAACGAGAAACCTGACCTTACAGACCTCATTGAGGTGTCTGACGAACTCTACGGGCAATACGGCGACTACAACCGCTCTCAGAACGACATGACGTGGAACTTCTTCTCAGGCGCAAAACTGAAGTTCAGCTACTACGAGGGTGAGTGGAACGCGTTCGTGAAGCGGTTCCAAGGTAAGCAGTATGCCTACATCGGCCTCGACGAGATTACACACTGCCCATACAAGAAGTTCAAATACCTGATGACGGACAACCGTAACGCTCATAATCTGCGGACACGATTCATCGGCACTTGCAACCCCGACCCTGACTCGTGGGTGGCGAAGTTCCTTGACGATGGGGGATGGCTCGACGAAGAGGGATTCCCGATACCCGAGAAAGACGGACTCATCCGCTACTGCTACATGAAGGGCAACGACGTCAACGAGATAGTATGGGGCGACACGCGAGAGGAGGTGTTCGAGATGTGCCGCGACGACATCATGAAGCACTGGAAGCCTGCGTTCAACGAGTTCGGAACACCTGCGGAACTGTCAGTGAAGTCTGTGGCGTTCGTCGAAGGTAAACTGGAGGACAACAAAATCCTCATGAAGTCGAATCCTGAGTACATCGCAAACCTGATGAACCAGGACGAGGAACAGCAGTCGCGTGACCTCGACGGAAACTGGAAGTTCCGCTCCGCTGGCGACGACCTCATCAAAATGGACGACATGATTCATTTCTTCGACAACGCCTATCAAAATTCCTCCCCTACGGGGGGAGGCCAGGAGGGGGCTCCTCTCTATGCCACCGCCGACGTCGCACTGCAAGGCGGCGATAACTTCGTGATGTGGCTGTGGCAGGGATTCCATATCAAGGACGTGTACGTATGCCGATTCGACTCAAAGACGCTCATCGAGGTCATCAAGGCAAAACTCAGCGAGTGGGGAGTTCAGGAGGAAAACCTCGCCTACGACTTCCAGGGCATCGGACAAATCCTTGAAGGGCACTTCCCGAATGCAGTGAAATTCATCAACCAGGCAGCACCCATCGCACAGACAAAACAGGAGGAGGAAGGAATAAAAAAACTTTACAAAGACTTGAAGTCGCAATGTGCCGTCGCACTCTACAAGGCGTTCCGAGACAACGAGCTCTCCATCGACCGGCATCTCCTCGACAGAACCTTCGACGGACACGGCTACGGACATACTCGCCTCCGCGACATCCTCATGCGTGAAAGAAAGTGCATACGGCGCACAAAGGAATCGCAAGGGAAGGCATTTCAAATCATATCAAAGCACGACATGAAGAAAATCATCGGACACTCGCCTGACTTCTTCGAGTCGCTGCTCTTCAGGTTCATCTTCACACTCAGAAAAAAGAAACATAGGCGTGCCACGGGCACATGGTGCATATAATTGTTAAGTATGTTGCTGTATCACAGCAAAGGTAAAAGGTAAAAAGGACATGGATAGCATTCTCAACTACAAGGAAATTCTCGTTCGGGAGCCGTATTACGAAGTACTGCCGTCAGGCTACAAGGCTCATCGGACTGTGAAGAGGGGGCAGATGGTCAAGGAACCTATCGACAGGCCCACAATGAAAATTCTCACGCAGGCTGACTTCCTGCGTATGTACTACCCGTCGGGACACGCCATCAACGACCCGACGCTATATCCCGACGTGGTGAAATACAACAAGGAGGAAAAGAGATACTACGTGCAGCCCATCATGCGCACGGCGTTCGCATTCCAAAAGATTATCACAACAAAGCAAATCGTGCATATCGTCGGAAACGACGTGCAGTTTGAACTATCGGGAAGGGTGGAGAGCGAACTGAAGGAAAAACAGAAGCAGCTCGACCTCATCACCTTCCGGCAGGGATGGCTCGACATGGGTATGGAGTATCACATCTATGAGTTCATGGACTACAAAATAGTAGGCGATGCGGCCGTCGTTGGATATTTCGATGAGAAAGGTCGCGCCTGCGCACGTACATTGTCTTATATGCGTGGAGACACGCTGTACCCGCACTACAAGCAGAACTCCGACGAACTGGAGCTGTTCGCACGAAAATACTACGACATCGACGAGGAAGGACGATTCACAACGGAGTTCGTCGAGGTATGGGACGACAAGTACATCTATCGGGCGAAGCGCGGCATCGCAAAGTCGCAAATCATGCAGACCATCAAGGAGTTCTTCGGACTCGGAGGGTTTGAAATATATGAGATGAAGGAGCACGGATTCGATTTCTGCCCGGTGGCATACTACCGTGAGGAGGACGGTGCCTGCTTCCTGCCTGCACAGTCTACCATCGAGACCTATGAGGAGGCATTCTCCTACTTCTGCGAAAACAACAGGGCCTACGCATTCCCGATTATGTGGTCGCGAGGCGACGGCGTACACTTCAATGCCGACGAGATGACGGGTGCAGTGAAGTACATCGAAATCGAGGACACCGACGGACAGGTGGGATTCGTTGACAAGCCAGAGGTGTCGGCGGCATTCAACACGCAACTGAAACTGCTCTACGACATGATCTACGAGCAGGCATTCGGAGTAAAGCCGCCGGAACTAAAGTCGGGAGACCTGCCAGGCGTGGCCATCAAACTGCTGTTCTCGCCCGCCATCGAACTGGCTATCCACGATACGCAGAAACTACAGCCGTTCCTCAACCAGCTCGTGCGCATCGTGCAGTTCGCATACGGATTCCAGGAGAACTGTCAGGCGTCGCTCATGAACCTCAAAATCAACGCGTGGATTGAGCCGTACATCCATCAGAACGACACGGAACTGATGACGAACCTCGCCACGGGCGTGCAGAATGAGTTCGTCAGCAAGCAGACGGCTTCGGAACGGGCTACCAAGTACACGAAGAACGACGAGGCACAGCGAGTCCTCAACGAATACGTCCGGCAAAAGGAAATCGACGCGCGATTCGAGCTGGAGAAGCAACGTGAGCAGACGGAACTCGAAATCAAGAAAATAAAGGCGCAGAACGCCATGAAGGGGCAGGACGTCAACACAGGACGGGGCACCCGCAGGCGCACCACCGACCAGTGGGGCAACCACGAAGGCGAGAATAACTGGTCTCAATGGAACGCCACCCACTAATCGTTAAGTATGTCGCTATATCATAGCGACCCAAAACAGCAACTATGGAAATCGACGTATCACCAAAAATGAAACGCACCGCAAAGGCGGCAGGACTCACCATCGAGCAGATGGCGTTCGCCGACCTAATGGCAGCGGGATGGTCGCCAGAGGATGCCTTCAAGACGGCTTTCCGAAAGGGCTCCACATGGATGAAAGCGGCTTTCGACGCAGAGGTGGCAAAGGTGCGCGACAACGAACGCGTCATCGACCGCGTGGAGAAAACCAAGGGGGAGTTGTCATCGGCCAAGAGAGAGGCTGCAAAGGGCGTACCGAAGGACGACAGAACAGCAATCGTCGATGCTGCCATGTCAAAGGAGCAGATGCTCTTCGACCTCCAGACAGCACTCGCAGGTATGAGCCCCGGCTCAAAGGAATGGCTCGACACGAAGAAACTCATCGTCGAGGTCACACGCATGAAGCAGGATGAAATCAAGATGGACGACACAACCGTCCACTACTTCCTGCCCGTGCAATACCCGACTTCGTGTCAGGACTGCCTGTACTCGCGGTGTGATTCATGCAAATACAAAAAAGCCTACCGCGAAGAGTAGGCTTTCATAATATATTCACAGATGTTGCCAAGCGCATCCATCATCAGACTGCTGTGAAGATTTGGTATCTCATCGGGCACACCCTTGCCCTCTTGAAGCCTGCGCGAAATACGGAAGATGAAATCTTCTACAAGCGCATGGTCTTCTACGATATGCAATACTCTATCATCCATAGTCACTCCTCCTGTCCTGTTTGTCGCGACATTGTCGCAACCTCATTCGTCAAGTCTTTAATCACGGCCTTGGCCTCTTCCTCGGTCTTTAGGCTCTCCAAGGTCTTCTCTTCTTCTTCCTCGCTCGTCTCGGCAGGCTTCTGACGCTCCAAGAGTTCTTTCATCGCCAGTGCCTTGGCCTTCTGATACTCGTCGTCACCAATAACCATCGTGTCGGTCATCATCATCGCAAAAAGGTGGGCAAAGTCGGCAACGGTGGTGTCCACCTCTCTTTCCTCGTGCGCTGCGTCAATAGCCAACGGCAGCAGACGGTCGATGACCATGAACATCTGCGTGTTGCAGCAGAACTCAACACCCCAGATGCCACTCAGCGCCTCAACCTTGATAAAAGGAAGACCGCCGCGTTGCAGGTGCTTCTGAATGTCGGCAGGAATGCCTGCCACGTTACGCAAAGTCTTCATATCGGCCTTGCTCAATGTCTTGGTGTACTTCAACACAAGGAAGTTACCACACTTCAGCTTCTTGCCAAAAGGCATCGTCATTTCTTTTTCCATAACTTTGAACTTTGAACTTTGAACTTTATACTTTGAACTAACT